AATTGTCTAGGTATTGTAAACAGTTTTCTATACCATCACTAATCATATCATCTCTAAATGTATAGTTAATAAAATTGGGTCTATACGATAAGTGATTCGCAATCTTTAAAAAACAACTACCTAAATAATTGTCAACAGGTGGTTTATTTTTACCTTCTTTTTTAGCAATATTACATTTTCTTTTATATATTTTCATTGCCTCTAAAAAGAGTTTATTATCTACATAGTGCTCTTTTTGTTTTTTTATTTTTATCATAATAATACTATACTATATTTCCTTCTTTTTGTCAATGTTTTTAGTCTCATTTTTAGTAATAAAGTCTTTTATAATTTTACATAAATCTTTAAACTTAATTTCTATACTAGGATTTCTCATTGGTCTTTTAGGTATAATCGCAAGTGGTTTCACGGTTGACTTTTTCATTATTTTGTGTATAATTGAGCTTGTAGAGCGATGGCAAGGATAGATTCGTATAAAGCTCTAATGTAGAGTTCTTTTATCAATAACTTCACCATACTCATCTTCTAGTTCTTCAAATATTTCATTTAACTTCTGATTATCTTCATCTGATAAATGTTTTCTTTCATATCCCTTTTGCTTAGGAGTGTCTAATTTATCATAATCTTTTATTATATTATTATAACTTGTTGACATTTGAACGGAGGCATTTGTAATGGTCATTATTTTATCTTTTGGAATAGATATAATTGTGTCAGGTGTATATGCCGCCCATTTAATTAAAGCAATATAATCTCGTAAACCCATAGCTGTAAATTGAGGTACATATTTAATTTGTAGAGGTTTTACAACTCTTAATAATGGAGATTTCTCAGCCAATTGATCTTTAGCCAGTTCAGCAACTAAATCATCGCCGTTTACCAGTTTAATAATTCTTATATTATTGATTGGTGGGTTTTGATGCATTTTTAAACTCTATGTTATGTATTTCATAATTAAAATCTTCCTCATTATAGATATTTATTCTTTCTCTAAAATGAGCTAAAGTATAATTCTCTTTCTCGTTGTAAGATAAATCATCAGCTATATCATATAATGTGGCTGCTGAATTATTATCTTTTAATCTTAATCCTCGACCAATACTTTGCAAGTTTCTTATCCTGGACTTGCTAGGACTAGCAAAGATAATGTTATGAAGATTCCGAATATTAATGCCTGTACTGAAAGTCCCATAACTTGCAACGATAATAGCGTTTTCACTTTTTTCCGTAATAAATCGTACTTGTTCTCGTTCATCTGCTTCTACTCCTCCGTAAACATAAAATACTTTTCTACCATCTGCTTTTTCTATTATTAAATCTCTAAGTGTTTCTCCGTGTTTTTCAACATACTGAAATAAACATAAAGTATTACCTTGTAATGATAAACAAAGATTTCTTATATACTTATTACGCCTTGAATTTTTAACTAAAAAATCCATTTCTTCTTGGTATGTTTTTCCGTTTATAAACTTACGAGATACATCATCATATTGTAATACTAAACACATTATTTTTAAATCTGCTAATTGTTTCTTTTCTTGTAGTTCACTTGTAGAGATAACTTTATTTACTGTACCAAATAATCCCTCTAAAACAAGTTTATGTGTCTTAGTTCCGTCTAAAGTTCCTGTAAGTCCAACTCTATATTTACATTTTTCTAATTTAGTCATTATCTTTGTTAATGAAACAGCTTTAAACAAGTGAGCTTCATCACCCATTACCATACCAAATTGTGTAAACCATTTTTTAGGTAGATTATAGATTGATTGCCAAGTAGAGATAATAACTCTTTTATTTGTTTCTTTTTCGTGGCCTGAATAAATTTTGTGTATATTACGATCACTATTATAACCATAATCTTTAAAATCTTTATATAACTGTTCTACTAAAGATGTAGTGGGTACTATAATTAAAATCTTATCTTGTTTGGTATCTTTTAATCGTAACAAATTAAAGATTAACATTAAATATATGATAAGCGATTTACCTGATGCTGTAGGCGATACTAATAAACATCTATTTTTTCGAATAGAATGAACAAAAGCTTCTCTTTGATAATCTCTTATTTCTAAAGGAATTTTTAAAGCTTTAATTAAAGCATCTATTTTACTATCTTCTACTTCTGTATCTTTTATTTTGGCACCATCAACTATTTGTACGTCATTTTCTTTACACCAATTTACTATGTAGGGGTATAAACCCGCATAAATTTGACCAGTTGCATAAGAAAATAATCTTATCTTACCGTCCCATACTCTATTTCGATATTGAGGCATAAAACGAAAACCTGGTACCTCAAAAGTAAAATATTCGCCAAGTTCTCTACGAATATCAGCTTCCGCTTCTATTTTAAGATATACTTCGTCTTTTTTATCTATGATGATATAACGTGTAGTAGTCATTAGACCGCACCACTAGTAAATCTTCTCCAGTCTATTGCGTTCTTAATTGTAAAACCTCTATTGGCTATTTGTCTAATAGTTCTATCTAAAAAATCTACTGTTGCTTGTAAATAATGTACTTTTTGTTTTGCTTTAATTATTTCGTCATCAGAGTCAATATACTTATCTACATCAGTTCTTAATATTTTTAAATCAAAAGGTTTTTGTGCATAAACTTGAGGATCAGCTTTACCTGTATAATATTCCCATTTTAGTTTTTGTATTATTGCTAAATCACCTTCAGCACGACTTAACAATAACTTAAACTTTGTTAAATGTTTTAAATATTTGTTATGTAACTGAGGTGTTTTTAATGACTCTAAATCAAGTTCAGTATCATTAATTTTTAAGTCTTTGTCAACTTCTAATTGTAATTTTTCTAAATCCATAATCTATTCATTATATCACAAAACCTTAAAAAAGTAAAGTTTATGATGTGGTTACACTTGTTGTTGATGAACCAACAGACGCAAAATCATAGATAGAATATCTAAATGATACTGTCGCTGTTAGGTAATCAACATCAGTTGCTTGTTGTGTATATTGTAGTCCTGTTAAAGATGTAGGAAATACATCTCTAAATCTCACTTCTAATTGTGATGTGTTTTTACTCGTTAGTATTGTTAGTGTAGCATCTGACAATGTTCCACCAGCGTCTGCTGCACCATATTTTGTTTTTCCTGGTTCTGTACTTACACCCGTTGTTCTTGTTGGAAATCTATCATTACCTGATGTAAGTAAATTTTGAAATTCTGAATGTGATCTTGGAAAACCTAATCCAACTAACCAACCGTGTATTTCCTGATAGTTTTCTAAATTTTCATCAACAATAAAACTCATATCTAAAGCTTCATATGTAAGTTTGTCACCAGGAAGTGGTATATCTTTAAATCTTGTTTCTTGTGCCATTGCACCACCTAACGTAACTCCTGGTATATTTACAGATGTACAAAAATATTCAACTTTAGGTAATTTAATTATATTAAATTTAAACTGCGTTGGTGACGCATAATCTAATTTGGTAGGTTGTCTATTATATGAGTTTGTTGTTGTCATACTACTATTTATCTAATTGTTTATCCACCTCTTCCCATTCTTGTTCTTGTTGTAATTTATCACAATCTTTAGGACTAAAAATACAGGCAATAGCTAAACTCATAGAACCATCATAAACACTTATTTTTTTATTTGTTTCTACTGGTCTATTTACACAACCAGCGATTAAAATAACAACTAAAAATAAAGCAATGATCCACAAGTATTGAATTAAAATATTTTTCATATTAGTATTTAGTACAAATAAAAAAGGCGAGGTTTTGATGCCCCGCCTTTTTAAATTTCAGTATAAAACTGAATTACATTATGTTCGCAACTTGGACTCTTCTGTAGTATCTGTTAGCGTTTGCATTACCTGCACCGTTGATAACAGCATTTGAAGAAGCAGAAGCTTCAGCGAATGGGTTTGCTTGTAAACCATATCTAGTTTTAAATCCAATTTTTGGTTGGAATGTGTCTTGTCCAACAGCTCTAACCATTTGTAGAGGTACATATGGGCAGTAAAATAAGCCTGCATCATATGGTGATGTACCTTTGTATCCTACAACAAAGTATTGCTTCGCAGCATTATTTGCTGAATATGGATCAATGTACACTTTATATCTACCGTTTAAAACACCTGCAAAAGTATTACCTGTGTCGTCAACGCTTAGGTTATTATTAAGAGCTGGAGTGTAATCTAAAACACCTGCCATTTGAAGTGCAGATGCAACATCAGAAGAACAGATAATCATATTACCTTTTCCTCTTCTTGTTCTTTGTGCGATTACGTTTGCTTCTCTCTCAACTTGGAACATTAAGCCTTTAAATCTCTCAACAGACCATCTACCGTTAGAATCTGTATCTAAATCAAAGATTCCTGCGTTAGTTGTGTTGACAGCGCTTACAGCACCAATGTGTGTTGATGAGTTATTTGAAGCACCGATCTCAGCGTTAATGTAAATTGTTCTAACAACTTCTCTGTTGATCTCAGCTAAGATTTCAGCAGATAGAATGTTTGCTAGTTCAGTTTCAGCGTCTAACCCGTGGATAGCTTTCAAGTCTTGTGCTAGTTCCATAGTGTATTCCGCTTTAAGAGCTCTTGACTTAGCAGTCACAGTTGATTTCTCAATTGAGAATGCCATTTGTGCAAAAGCGTTGTTAGCAGAATCACCTAGAGCTTCAGCAGTAGCTGTAGCCATACCTTGACCTCTTGTGTAAGCTGTCGAAGGATCGTCATTTAATAGACCTGGGTTAGTTCCTGTTTGACTTGCGCCTGAAGATGCAGTTGAATCACCAGCAGCGTTTCTGCTTGTGAAA